TGGGGGGGCGGTGATGGCGGGGGGGGCGCAAGCCAATGGGAGTGGCACGGCGTGCGGAAGGAGCAAAAGACATGACGCGAGAACAGCGCATACATGAGCGGCAGCGCAGCGCACGCATACACGCGCTTGGCGGATATGACAAAGAGACGTTCTACAAAGCCGCGGCCTCTAGTGCGGAGTATCTCAGCCAGTGCATGTCTCTCGAAAAAGAACGGGATGCCTACGAAACGCGCTGTAAAGTAGCTGAAGAAACGCTTGCGGCTGTTTTACGCACAAACCCGAGGATATTCCGTGCTCAAGCGCGTTTTTGGTTTTATGACTATATGCCGCCCTACGATGATATCAAGCGGGAGCTCCGCGACTTTATCATGGACAAGGTCGCCGACGAAATCACATACAAGAGTATGGAAGATGGTAGGCAGATCGTCTACACCGCGGAGCTGAGACTTGCAGAGAAGGAGGGAAGAACATGAGAGCAAAATATTACAGAGATATCAACAGGAAACTGCTGCTAGAAATAGAAAGAGTTCGAGCCGAGGCAGGCTTGGCAATAACACGCCATTTGATAGAAGAGGGAAAGTTGCGTCAAGAAAACAAGCGACTAAGAGATAAACGCGTCGCCGACGCTGAGCTGATAGCACACGCCCATTGGGAGAACGTTGGAGATAATGACAAGGTCGGCTATGCTTCCGGCACCTGCTCACATTGTCGTCAGGAGGCGTGGGCGAATTACGAATTAACCCCGCGCTGCCCGTATTGCGGCGCACACATGGACGAGGAGGTCAAATGAGCAAGAGCACAGAGCGCCCGACGGCTGTATGGCGCAAGCGAGGCGACGTGCTTCACACGATGGAGTGTAGCAACTGCGGAGCCGATGCGCACTACCAGATCGTTGACGGAGTGTGGAGGTATGAGCCATATTGCGCACACTGCGGCGCAAGGGTTTATAAACAGGAGGATCTGCCCAGCGGGTCCGTATTCGAGCGCATATATTACAAGCAAGACAAGCGCCCGAGGCTTGCGCAGTTGTTAAAAGTCCAAATAGACCAGTCGTTCCGCGTCGGCATGTCAGTAAACAGTTATCATGTCGACAAACTCGGCGAACTATGGACGGACGAGGGATGGATCATCGACTACACGCTTGCCAATATGATAAATAACCCGCAGCTTATTAGACCTGTTTTGACAGATAAAGAGGAGGATAACACATGAGCGAGAATAAGAAGCCACGCTTGGCCGAGGTACTGGGCGTTGAGGTGGGGGAGAAATTCCGCATAGCTGATTATCCGGTCGATTATGGATATGTAGCCGTTTGCGCAGATGGGAAGGTGCGCCGCGTCCGTCCGAACCTCCCAGATGCTCACGGAGACAAAATAGGCGCTAACGCGCTGTATCACATTATCAACCATCCAGAGTGCATCAAACGCCGCCCACGCTGGACGGAACAGGAAGTTGAGATTGCAAAAGCAATAAAGCTACTAGCCCCAGCTATGCAGTATATCGAAAGGGACAAAGAGAATCGGTCAGCGCTTTACAGCGAATTAGGGTTTTACGCAACCTACCTGCCAATCCCCTGCATTCCGTCAATGAAACCGGGAGAAAGAATAGCGCTCGACGATATTATAGGAGGCAACACATGAGCGAGAACAAAAAGCCGAGGTTGGCCGAAGCGCTGGGCGTCGAGATGGGGGAAAAGTTCATATTTTTGGGCGAGACGTTCGGGCCATATAGCATCAGCGAAAACGGGGAACTGGCCGCTGCTGGAGAATTAGACAATGGATCAGCGGCCTTCCTCAAAATATTTAATGAGTGGCTGAGATTTACGGAGGAGGTTAGGCAACGAATGAGCGAAAACATTGAGCGCCCGCCGCTCGGCGTTAAGCCGCGGTATTTGGCGGCGGAGGAAAGATACCACGAACTGCTAGACGCGATCTCAGCGAGCTGGGCCGCGGGTTATGAGCCGGACCCCGAATGGGTGGAGGAAGCTTGGGAAATGTGCCAACAGGCGTCCATGAGGCCCGATTAACGTCATGAACCCCAAAACGATTAACAAGAAAGCCGTCAAGCTCGTGCGCGAGATGCGAGAACTCGGTGCGAGACCCTACAACGGCAAGAATCTAGCGGAATACAACCGCAAGCGCGAGGCGCTGCTTACACTCTGTATTGAGGCGATTGAGAACGGAATGCGATTTGAGAGCAAAACCGAAAATACGGAGGAGAAATAACACATGGAAGACTGGAAGTACAAAGCGAAGGACAAGCTCCGCGATTACTCGGCCCAGCTCAATGCCGTGGTGACGCTCCCGCTTGAGCTCAAACGGCTGGAATCGGAGTACACGTCAATCAAGGCCGCAAATACGGACGTTACTCCGGTGCAGGGAGGCGGGACGACGCAGGAGGACCGCGCGCTCACAAACATTGTCCGGCGGCAAGAGATAGAGGCCATGCTGTACCGGGCGAAGAAGTCCGTTGCTTTCGTCGAGGCCGCGCTTGCGCGGCTGAGCGAGGAAGAGCGCCTGGTGCTTGAACTCATGTACATAAACCGACAGCGCGGGGCCGTTGGCCGTTTGCGCGAGGAGCTGCACCTAGAGGACGAGCGCAGCGTCTACAAGCGAGCCGACAAAGCCCTAAAACGTTTGACCATTGCCATGTACGGCGCTACGGAGTCGTAAGGGCAATTTGGGGGCATTGTTTTTTGAGAAAGCCCGCATTATATTTAAGCTAGAGATATAACGGAGACCCTCCTTGTGCCCGGTTCAGTGTTGCCGCACTGGCCGGGCTTTTTTATGCTCAAAACTCGCAAGAGAGGTGGTGACATGCCGAATGAACAGAACATTATACCTCATTGCTTTACCAGCGACCAAAGCCGCGAAGCAGCCGCGAAAAACGGGGCGGCTGGCGGACGTGCGTCCGGTGTGTCACGCCGGCGCAAGCGCGACCTGAGAGAAGCGGCGGAGCTGTACCTCTCCCTGCCGGTCACGGACAAGCGGCAACTTACCAAACTGTCCAAGGCCGGAGTAGAGACGGAAGACGCCGACAATCAGATGGCCATTGTGGCCGGGCTCGCTATGAAAGCCATGCGCGGCGACGCCAAAGCGGCCAAGCTGCTGTTTGACCTATTGCCAGAGCAGGCAGGGTCTATGCAGGCCGCAGCGCAGGAGGACGACCCCATAACGCAGGCGCTCAAAGAGGAGGCAGAGCGTGGGACTCTCTGAAAAACAGCGGGAGATCATGCGCTTCCCGTATACCAAGTACGACGCGCTTATATGCGATGGCTCCGTGCGAAGCGGTAAGACGTCCATAATGTCGCTGTCGTTTTTCTTGTGGGCGATGGGCAACTTCAACGGGTGCGCCTTCGCCTACTGCGGCAAGAGCGTCGGCGCGGTCGAGCGCAACATCGTAACCCCACTGCTCAGCATTGCGTATCTTCGGCGCAACTTCGATATCAGATACAACCGCGGAGATCACGTCATTACCGCCCGCAGGGGCGGACGTGAAAACCGCTTTTATTTATTTGGCGGCAAGGACGAGAGCAGCTACTCGCTCATACAGGGCATCACCCTCGCGGGCGTCATGCTTGATGAGGTGGCGCTCATGCCTCGCTCGTTTGTCGAGCAGGCCCTTGCGCGATGCTCGGTCTCGGGCGCAAAATTCTGGTTCAACTGCAACCCGGAAAACCCCGAGCACTGGTTCCGCAAGGAGTGGCTGCTCAAGGCCCCGGAACGCAACGCGCTGCACCTGCATTTCATTATGGACGACAACCCGAGCCTGGACGACGCAACGCGAGAGCGCTACCGCACGATGTACTCGGGCGTGTTCTATCAGCGGTACGTCCTCGGGCTGTGGGTCATGGCGGAGGGCATTGTCTACGACATGTTCGACCACACGCGCAACGTCTACAGCGAGCCGCCCATTGACATGGCCGACCGCTCGACCCGGTACATAGCTTGCGACTACGGCACGACCAACCCCTGCGTGTTTCTGGATATCTATGACGACGGCGAGGTCATCCGCGTCGACCGGGAGTACCGCTGGGACAGCCGCGCCGAGCACCGGCAAAAGACCGATGAGGAGTACGCCGACGATTTCATGGCGTTCATGGGCTCGAGCTGGTGCACCGTGTACGTTGACCCGTCTGCCGCGTCGTTTATTGCTGCTTTGCGCCGCCGCGGCGTGTATGTCGTCGAGGCCGACAACACAGTGCTGGATGGCATCCGGCGCGTCGGCGCGTTGTTTCACCGCGGCCAGCTGCTCGTGCATGACACGTGTACGGGGCTTATGGATGAGCTTGGCTCATACCGCTGGGACGACAAAGCCGCCGCCAGAGGCGAGGAGAAGCCCGTTAAACAGCTGGACCACGCGCCCGATGCTTTGCGATATTTTGTGAACAGTCTCCCGGACTGGAGGTTTGAGTAATATGTCCCGACGCAACAAAGCCGCTCCCCGCGGCACACAAACCAAAATCAACGACAACGCTCAGCCGGTGACGCTCGCGGACGCATTCTCGAACCCTTTGTTCCACCTGGGCTATGGCTCGCAGTCTCCGCTCGAGGCGACGCAGTACCCGCTCACCCGCATGACGGATAACTATGCGCTGCTCAACAGCCTCTACCGCGATAACTGGGTCGTGCAGAACGTCGTCGGGCTTGTGGTGGACGATATGCTGCGCGAGTGGTACAAGCTTAAGGGCGTCAGCCCCGAGCAGCTGAGCGAGCTGGCCGAGACAGAACGCCGGACGCAGGTGCGCGCGCGAATTGCCGAGGGGCTGCGCTGGGGCAGACTCTACGGCGGCGCGGCGGGCCTTATCATGGTCAAGGGGCAGGACGATCTCGAGAAGCCGCTCGACCTCGACATGATATACCCCGGCTCATTCGAGGGGCTGTATATCCTCGACCGCTGGCAGGGCGTAGTCCCCGATGTGGAGTTGACCTTCGAGGGCGGCGAGCCCTTGCCGAAGTATTACTCCATTACGGACGCAACCGGGCACACCGTGGCCCGCGTCCACCACTCACGCCTTGTGCGCTTCACGGGGCGCGACCTCCCGTACCTCGAGCGCGTGGCGGAGCTGTACTGGGGAGAGAGCGAGGTCGAGGCGCTATACAAGGACGTCGTCGCGCATGACAACGTAAGCGCCAACATGGCCGCGCTGACTTTCCGCGCCAACATCAACACCATGGAAGTCCAGAACCTCGACCAGCTGTTTTCGCTCGGCTCCACACAGATGCAGCGGCGATTTTGGAACGTAATGCAGGCACAGAGCGTTGTAATGAGCAACTTCGGTTTCCAGCTTGTCAACAAGGGCGACCAGATGCACAACACGCAGTACACCTTCACCGGATTACAGGAGGTGTACGAGAGCATGTGCCTCAACCTCTGCGGTGCGTCGCACTACCCCATGACCAAGCTGTTCGGGCGCTCTCCCGCTGGGCTCGATTCCACGGGGCAAAGCGACCTGCAAAACTACTATGACTACGTCGACACGTTGCGCGAATCCAAGCTCCGGCCTGCGTTAGAAAAGCTGCTCCCCGTGCTGGCTATGTCCACCTGGGGTGCCGTACCTGAGAACATTGAGATAACCTTTCCGCCGCTGTGGACGCCCACGGCAAAAGAGACGGCGGAGATCACCAAGGCCAAGGCCGAGGCGGTTATTTCCGTGTTCCAGGCCGGGCTCATGGGCGCGGACACGGCGCAAAAGGAGCTCAAGCGCCTTGCGGACGAAACCGGTATGTTCGGCAGCCTCACCGACGAGGAGATCGCCGCCAACGCCGGGAAAACGTATCAGGACGTAACTGCACTGCGTGACCCGCTCGCCGGGCTGGGCTTTGGGGAGTGATAAGCAGTGGCGACTATCAGCCGCCCACACATGTCGGATGAGCTTGAGCGCCTTATAGCGATATTCCTCAAGGCCGAGACCGACATTATAAACGAGATAGCGCGGCTGCGAGAGGGCGGCCTTGTAGATTACCACGCCGAGGCCGCGCTTGCCCGTGTGCAGGCGATACTTCGCAGCCTTGAAAATGAGTCCTGGGAGTACGTGCCGCAGATGATAGAGCGCCAATTCTACGTCCAGCACCCGGAGGCGCGGAAACTATACGAGACGGTAAAAAAGCACACGGCGGGATATGAAAATGCCGGAACGCTCACCGCGGCACAGACGGACATAGTTCAGCGCCTCACGATGAACCTCATGGGTGAAATCACAGAGGCAACCGCGACCGTCGGTGCCTCGCTTGAGGCGATGCTCATCGGGCGCACGACCCCGGACATATTCCGGCGCGTGGGCCTTGAGCAGGTGGCCAGCATGGAGGCGACGGGGCAAGGCGCGTTCAAGATGACCCGTCAGTTTATCGAGGCACTCCGCCGCGAGGGCGTGACCGCGTTTGTCGACAAGGCAGGACGGCGCTGGAGCCTGCACACCTACGGCAGCATGGTGCTGCGCACAACGTCGCGTCAGGCTGAGGTGTTGTCCGTGCTCACGCGCGACCCGGAGCAGGCCCTCTATCAGATCCGCAGCCCTACACCCA